ACGCCTACCTCTACGCACCCGTACACCCTCGCCAGCGCTTATTTCCAGTCCCGTACCACGGGCTGAAGTTTGCCCAGCGGCAGGAAGTAGAAGAGGTGTACCGCTTACGCCAGCGCGTACACGTTGGCCGAGTTCGGCGAGCGCAGCCTCCTGCTGGCGTACCATCCCTCGATTGAAATAGTTATCGCGGATGCGTGCATTAGCGGCGTTCTGCTCGGCCGTAGCAGCCTGCGTCGCCATAGTGCTTACATTACGATATGCGCCAGCAAGATCGTTAAGCTGCTTTTCTAAAACACGAACCTGGTTAGCGTTTTGTGCGTAGGCAGCACTGCCTTCGGAGGTTGTGGTATCAAGTTGCTGCATTTCTGCACGCAACGCTGTTACTACTTCCTGTAAATTGCGTGTACTGTTTGCTACGGTTTTGGTTTGTACGCCCATTAGCAGCGCTTGAGCGTAGCCGCGTGCCACTTCAGTAGACTGCCGCTGCACGCCCGTCAGCTGCATAAGCGTTTGCAGGTATTCAATACTGTTGCGGTCTAAGTTAGCGAGGTCTTGTTGCAGTTCCTTTATTTGTTGTGCGTAGGCAGCGTTTGTATTTGGTAATTCGGGCAGGGAGGCACCTTCAAAACCAAAGCGGCGCAGGTACTCAGGGTCTTGTGTTATCGCTGCGGATTCGCTTACGCGGCGGCGCTCCAGGATGCGCGGGGCGCCAGAAAGCTGATTGAGGCGACGTTGTGCCGTAGCCAGCTTGTCGGCGGATGCAGTACCTTCTTTAAGGATGCGATTGTAGTCTTCCCACTGCTTAAGTACCTTGTCTGGCTTTACCGCCAACATGGCGGTCAAGGAACTGTAATGCTTTTTATTTGTTATTTCTCCCTGTTCTAAGGTAGCTGTAAGCCGCTGAATATCTGCGCCTAGCTGCTGGTGTACTTTACTGTTTAAGGTAGCTTGATTTCTGAGGTCTTGAAGAGATTTTACATGCTCGCGTATAGATACTGCGGACTGCGCATGAGCCTTTGACTCATCGACAATAATGTCACGCAAGGCTGTAATTTGCGTGTCTGTAAGGCGTGACTCTTGGCGCAACTGTGCCAAGTCTTTATTTAGGCTTTGCCATACGTCGGAGCCACGCCTAGCCTCGCCGACTAAAGCAGTAAAGGCATCGGTAAGCCCCTTGTTAGCTCGGGCGGTATCTCCTAGTTCGGTTTTTAGCTCAAGCAGCCGTTTGCGAGCAGCATCAAGCTGATCATCCGTACCTCTTGTTACTTTTGTAAGTTCTCTAAAGGAACTGCGTAGCTTATTTAATTCTTCAAAACCTTGAATACCTAGCTGTACAACAATATCCTCAATCTGCTTAGCCATCCTGCTTATCCTCCCCCTTAGCCAACGCGCTGAGAGCGGCAGTTTCCATGATCTGCAGGCCCTCCAGCATGTCGAGGCGGTCGTCCACGCAGTATAGGTCCATCAGGCCGCCAGGCATCAGCAGCACCTCGTATTTCAAACCGAGATAGCCCGCCATGGTGGTGTTCCACTGCGTCTGCATTCTTAGGAACATCATTACGATGTCCCAGTTTTCGTCCCAGACCTCGTAAGGGGCGGCGGGTTCGGATTGCGCATCTTCGGGTAAGGCTAAGCCGAAGACTTTGGCATCGTCTTCGGTCTTATCCTCTTCGCGCTTAGTGCTTCCGCTTACCCAGAACTCCGCCGCACCCTTCAGTTTCCCGACTTAGCGCCGTCGAAGGTCTCGGTGTAAGCCTTCAGGACACCGCGCACCCAGTAGGGGTCGTCGGCGAAGTCGGTGAGCGCTTCGATGGAGAAGGGGAGGTCGGTGCCGTCTTCGTCGCTGATGCCGTTCCAGCCGAGCACGACGGCTTTGAGCAGGGGCAGATCGCCCTTCTCGCTGAGCTTGCCGAACTCCTTACGGCCCAGGCGCTTGAAGGTGATGTCGAAGGTGCTGGAATCGAACGTGCCGCCGTCAGCAGGTTCTTCGATGGTTACAGGCCACTTGAAGGTCTTGACCTTCTTGCGAACGAACGCCATAAGTTGAGGGGCGTAAATGGGATGCGTTCGTACTATAGGCGCAAAAAAGCTAAGCCGGAAGCGAAGGTGCTTGCGGCTTAGCTAAGGCGGGTAAGCTGAGGTGCTCAGCCTTCGGCGACGGAGCTAAGCGGTTGCGCCGGCGCAGTGTCCGCTTCCGGCTGAGCGGGCGGCTCAACTTGCGTGGCTTCCGACTTAGCGTCCAGCTGAGGCTGAGCGGCGTCCGGCTTAGCGGGCTCGGTGCGGTCGAGCAGTTGCCACTTGCCGGTTTTCTCGTCGAGTAGGTAGCTGCCTCCCTCGGCCGGGATGGGGTCGGGGGCGGGCAGCGCGGAGGTCTTGGCCATAAGTGGCGTGGGGGTGTGGATGTGTGGGGTGCGCTGCGGCTTAGGTGAACGCGAGACTTACTTCGTCGTTGCCGGCGGTGGTCGGGACGGCGAGGTAGGGGATGTTGAGCATCTGGATGCCGTCCTGGTCGCCGTAGGAGGGGTTGGCGATGTCGCACTGGCCGGCGGTGAGCGTGACGCGGTTGCCGGCGGTGGTGCCGTGCAGGAAGGTCAGGTTGCCGGTCGTCTCGGTCTGGGCGAGGTTGAAGTAGTCCTTGGTGGCCAGGGTGGGGGCCTCGATCATGACCGTGCCAGCGGGCTTGCGGTCGGTGATCAGGACTTCCTTGGTGCAGCCGACGAGTTCGCGGTAGACGGTGCTGTTGGCGATGTCGAAGCTCACCGACTGGAGGCAGCCGGCGTAGGAGAAGAACTGGAACGCCGAGGTGTTGCCCTGCTTGAAGACCAGGGGGCTGGCTTGGGTGCTGTAGGTGACAGCGGGGGCGGCGGTGTCTGTGGGTGCGTTGTAGACGCCGGTCATCGTGAAGTCGATTGTGGGGATCTCGCCCACGGCTGCGTTCAGGGTGAAGGTGCCACGGCAGCCGGTGGCCTTGTGCAGCACACCGTCGTTGTTGAAGTAGATCGTGGCGCTGGAGAAGGAGGCGCTGACCGGGGCGTAGGTGACGCTGGTGGTAGCGACGATGGTTTCGCTCATGCCGCACGCCTGGAGAATCGAGCCGTAGCGGGGAGCCGTACCAGCGGTGCCGGAACCGGCCATTTCGACTTGGAACGTGATGCTCACGCGGCTGTTGGCGAGCAGCTGCGGGCTGTTGCCGAGGTAAGGGCGGATGAGATCGCGGCTGACGAGATCGGCCTCGATCGGGGTGATGTCAAGGTTGCGCACCAGCAGCGCGTCGGTGCCTGCCGGCGAGCTGTCGGTGCCGTAAGTCGCCTCCTTTTTCACGAGGATTAGACGCTTCCGAGTCAGTGCCATGTGTGCCTAGGAGGTTGCCCTCCTACTCGTGGTATGCAGAGCACAGGCTAGGCAGCGAGGCTTACAACGATTACGGACTCGACGCGCCTTAGATGCTTAGATCGCTGACCGATGTGCGATAGAGGATTCTGTAATTGTTGAAGATTACGCCTACGGGAGTGTCGGCGGCCTCTAGGGTAAATTCGGTGGGGCCCGGTTGTACGTCGTAGCAGAGTCCGCCTAGGGTGAGGTCGGCGACGAGTTTGCTGTGCATCGACTCGATTATGGGATCGGCGGCTTGATCGGGTACAGCATCACGCACAATAATTACCACGCGCATGTTTAGTACGTGGTCGAGTGTGGGCAGTGATGTGTTCTGCGTCGGCACGTTGCTTACGGGCTCGACGATGAGGGCGGCACTCTCGGCGCGTGCCACCGGCTCGACGCGGCTGCGGTAGATGCGGGCGCCTACGCCGACGGTGCCGACGAGCGTGGTCCGCACGGCGCTAAGGATTTGCTCGCGCTTGGTTGTCATCAGCGCACCTCGGTGGCGACGAGACGGCCGCGACGAAAGCTGAGGTTCTCGGTGCCGCTGTGGTTGGCGATTCGCAGCGCCACTTCATCGCCGGAAGCCATGCTGATCATCCAGTTGGTGACGAGTTTGGCTTCGTCGCCAGCGGAGCCGGTGAAGGCGCGGCACTCCGTTTGGTCTAAGGCAGTGCCGTTCTTGGCCAGCTTGATGCCTAGGACTTTGTTATTGCCGCTTGCGGTCTTGGCGTCGATACTACCATAAATTTGCATT